GTTGGGTCTAATAGAATTGATTTGTATTGTGCGTATGTTGCTTTAGTAGCAAGAAGTGCATCATCAGAATTTTGTAATGAAATAGAACCACTACCATTTAAGTGCCCATATGCTACTGCGAATTGTACTTCTGCAGCAGAATCGGATTGTGGATTTGTACTATATGCATTAAAGTAATAGTTAGCTGATGTTGCAGCTGTTTGAGTTGATGAAGTGTAAAGTGCTGTTAATGAACCCACATCACCAGTCCATAAACCAGTTGTTACTACTTCAACTTTAGCGTTTACCTTATCGAACTCACCAAACCTCTTATAAACACCAGAAGATACTCCTGTTGATAATGAAATTTGTTGTCCGCCTGGTAAAGCTGTATTCAAAAGGGCTACTACTGCATCACTGTCGATTGTTCCACCTTGTGCTAAGGCTTGTAACTGTGCGGTTATATTTGGGTCTGTAATTGTTGCCATATCTTATCTCTTTTATGCTCTATAAGTTACCGTTACTGGGATAGTTTGTGAACCTCCCGTTTCGTTACCATACACAGTCAAAGTAGTTGAGATATTAGTAGTCAACGCTGGGTTAGGAGTGAATGTGAATCCTAAACCACTTACCACTTGTGCGGTGGTTGTGATTTCTTCTCCTAAGAATACAGGAACTGAACCTACTGCGGTTGCTCCTTGCGTTACTGCTAATGTACCAGCTCTCTGGTCTGCTAATACAACAGTATATCCAGCTCCAGTATTTCCTTGAGGTGAAGTTGTTGGAGAAAGAGAAACTTGTCCCTCATCCTGATAAACTCCTATCGAAGGAATACCCAATGCTACCACTGGAATTTGTGTTGTACCTTTTGGTAATGTAACTAACTTGTATCTTAATACTTGTGTTTCGTCAGGACTAGCTTCCAAAATTGGAATCGCCTTAATTGCCGAATCATAATAAGCACTACCTTTTGGATGTGCTGGTTCGTACAATGTGTAATCAATCTCATCATCCCCCAAAGCGAATTTGGAAATTGCAAGAGATTGACCCGATGCCAATTTTTGTCTACCCTTTTTAGTTAGGATGGCATCGACTGTGATTGATGTGTTATCTAAATATCCCATATTTTATTTTTACCCTTTTGTGATATACTATAAATATAACTTTTTAAAAATTTAATTAATCAACCTCCAAAATCGGTTCACCACTTCCTCTACCAGTATCCGCAACTCTAAGAATATTTGGATTAGTAGTAAATGTTTCCACTGGGTCTAACCCATCTGGAGTTGTTGCTGCTGTTTGTTTAGAACCCTCAAAGTATGAATATTTCAATCCTTGAGATAAATTGTTTTTGTAACGATAGTGTGTTGGGAAGTATCCATTCAATGGAGTTACTTCCACAATATCATTGCCAACAGTTGGAATAGATTCACCCGTAAGTACTCTACTCACTTTGTATCTATATTTTGTTACATCTTGTAACTCATATTCAACCTGTTCATTATTTGTAGTTGCGGGCCAGCCTTTGGTTTGAACATTTACTTTTTCGGTATATTGTTCTTTAATTAAATATATTTGTTCTCTCGTAACAAAACGATTTCCAAAAATATCTAACTTAGTTACCGAACCAGTTGCTGGTAAAGATGCATATAATCCAAATCCAGCATTTGCCAATGAATCAGGTTCCATACCAATTTGTTCAAAATTAAATGCATCAACAGTTGCCTCTAACTTATCACCGTTAGGAACATCTATCTCTGATAAATATGTTGGATAATCTCCAACCAAATTAGTTTCATCATCCACATCAATAGATGTGTTATAGAATGGAGTGTTTGATGTTAATACTACATCATCGTTAGCATCTAAATTAGTACTATAATTATCATATTGATAAGAAAGTGCAACATCAGATTCGGCATCTAATGTTATGTTTATTTGATTATTTTCACCTAATAAAGTTACATCATTATCAACATCAACAAAAGTTTCATAATCCCCTCTTTGTGATGTTGGTTTTGTTCTCTTTATTTTATTTCTTTCTAAAAAGTGTGGTTCAATCAATAAACCTTTAGATACCTTCGCTCTAGCAGGTACCAATTCTTCCAATACATCAAATAGAGATTTATCAATATATCTAATCAATCTAATGTATTCGTAGATATCTCGATTTAATCTTTGGAAGTAATAATCTCTTACATTTTTTAATTCACTATACTCAGCTCTATATTCATCAGCAGGAGTTCCGATATAATTATCAATATTGAAAGTTCCAAACGATTTAAGAATATCCATATTCAACTCTTTGATTGGTGAGAAGAATAATCCTAATCTAGATGAATCAATAGGTGCTCTATCAAATGCCTTTTTAGTTGCTCTTACTCTATGAGATAAATCACCAATGAGTTCTTGTGATTCAAAACGGATTTTATCGGCTGAATTAAATCCTAATGAAGGAACCTTTGCTGTTACAGTTCTTTCGTATGTAGTGTACTGATATGGATATGAACTTGCCGATGGGAATGATTCACAATCACCATATGATAATTGATAATCAGTATTTACAGCTACATTTAGTATTTGGTCATCCGCTGTTCTATCTTTTGGGTATTCAAAATCAAACCTTACCCATAAATCTTCAGATGATGCTGTATATGAATTACCAGCAATGGAATCAGGTAATAATGTATGTGTTTCAATCACACCATCCTCTAATGGAGTTTTCCATAAACGGAACTCATCCATAGAACCACTTAGTTCATAACCCAAGAACATTAAACTACCACTATCCCAAGCAGTATCGTTATTTGTGGTTAATACACTTGATGATACATTTGTTCTGATTCTATCACCAAATGATTCTTTAGCTATAATTTGGAATTGAGATTGAGAACCATCGTTTGTTTTATTTACAACAATTTGAGTGTACTCATCATTGAATATATTAAATTCAGGTGTTGATGCTGATATTACTTCACCACTCCAACTTTCAGATACATACAAATCAATAGTACCATATGTACCAGTTGTATTAGTAACACCCAATACCCAATTAGCAGCAGAATCTAAAGTAAACCCACCAGCTTTTACAATTTTGTAATCACCTGATTTTTGTAGGTTTAATCGTATTTCAACTGCATTTGGTTTTGTACCACCAACAGTTTTCCAATCAAATGAAATGTTTTCACCTTGGTTAGTAAAGTTTATAGCAGCTGTTCTATCATCAAATGTAAACTTAGTAGTACCACCATCGGTTGGGTCAGTTGGTCCACCAAACTCCATAATTGTAAGGAGAGAGGTAGGTACCCCATAACAAGCCATTACTGCTTTCAACGAACGAGCAGTACCTTTATGTTTTAGTAAATAAGGTAAGTTGTTAAGGATTCTTCTCCAAACTTCTTCGTTTGCTGATTTTAGCGATTGTTGGTATTTCTGAGTACCATCTTTGTATTGTCCTAAAGCATACTCCCAAAGGAATTGTGAATCGAATGCTTTCTTACCATTCCAACCCAAAGATTCCAACATAGCATAAACTAACTCATTAGCAAACCCAGTTGTAGAATGTTGATTTAATTTTTTGACTTTTGTTAATGAATTAATATATGCCCAAATAACATCAAAGTGATGTCCTAACATATCCATAAACAACATAAAATCTTCATTCTGATAATCTTCTCTAATAAATTCTGGAAGATTGTTGTTAAGATAATCTACATTGTTTCTATCATAAGTTGAAGCATCATTTACTGCCGAATTATACCAAGCAATTGCTTGTGCGGATGTAGATGCTACAATTGTATTTCCACTTTTTGGGTATGCCAAATCATCGGTTGATGAATATAGATACATCTCAAACCCATCAAATGTACCAATAAGGTTATTTATTTTTTCTAACTGAGTGTTGGCTTCCAATAAAGAAGTAACCGATGCAACTGGTGCTTCATATTCTAAATATAAATCAGATTCAGTTAAAAGTATGTATCCATCTTCGGTAGATACATAACCCAAATTAACTTCATTTCCAGTTAAAGTTGTGTATCTTGATTGATAACTTTCTAATAATTCAATTTTGTACCAAAAATTCTTAATTCTTTCTTCAGCAGAACCAAAGTGTACATATTCATCAAATGTATAAACAGAACCAGATGAATATTCTATATTTAACTTTTCAGTATCAATTCCAGTTTTAGAAATATATTTTTGAACTAATGATGTATTAGTAGTAGAACCACTAGCCAACAAATCATCATAAACCTGATATCCAATTCCACTATCGATTTCTAATGTAAAATTAGGCCCCTTTAATGGTGGACAATAATCAACATCATCCGCAAATAAAGTAATAGTATCAATTATCGGTTCGGATTGTAATTTAGTAATCCAAACTTTTTGATTTAATTGTATATTTGATGGAAGAGGTTCGTATAATTTTAATATTAACGATGGATTAGTTATCCCATTAGAATCGGTTTCGTTTAAACCAGTCCAAGTAGTAATAACTTTGTTATCGCCATTTCCTAAATGTAGTAAGTGAGTTAAATATTTTGAGTCATCAAATTCACAATTTGAAAACTGAGATACAAACCCTTCTACAATCCTATTAATAGCAACTGAACGAGGAATATCAATATCACCTTTATCAAAAATAATAGGAATTATTTCAGCAGGTCCTTCGATACCATCTTTTGTATCTCTATTTTTTACAACTCTACCAGATTGATTTATTGGAATAAGTTTTAAATCAATCCTAACTTTATCACCATCTTCCGATGTTTGTAATTTATATCTTTCTAATAAATCTTTTACATTGAACGATTGTTTTCCTTTTGGAGATAATCTAACAAAATCAGTAGAATTTCCAATGAACATTTTAATAAATGTTGCATCTACCGAATTCCAGCTTATTTCAAAATCTACATCATATCCAACAAAATCAGCACCTCTTACAACTTTAGGATATGTTATTTCGGTAATATCAGGAATATTTACATAAGCCTCATCTACAACATTAATAACTAAGTTTATTGAACGAGAAGTTACATCAATAGTTTCGGCATCTAAAACAGATTCATCTAATTTTTCAAGTAATGGCTTAGGTCTATCCGATAAAGATACATTTGGTAATTTTTTTGAATCTCTTAAATTTGTCTTTAATCCATTATCCGCAATATTTTTTGTTGGATAATTTATTTTATTTATGGGTTTAGTAATTGCAGATGTAAGTGTAGGCAATATAGAAGTACCACCACCTAAATTGATAGTACCACCAGTGTTACTTCCACCAGCCCCTCCCATTCCAAAAGGTAATTTTTCTACTGCCATCTTATCTTATTGCTTCGTTTATATTAGGTCTTTGAATAAAATCTTCTCTATTCGTAAACAGATTCATTGAATCAAAATAATCACCACCAAATAAACCACCACCACTTAAACCAGAACCACGTAGTATTCGAGGTTTATACAGATTAGCATTATCACTAAGTGTAACTTCAGGAAGTTTTACTTCTTCTTTTACCTCATACTTTGGGGTTACCTTTTTAGCTTCAACAGTATCAGCAGGAGTTGGTGGTCTAACTTCATTCTCATAATCATCTAATGAAAATGGAAATATTTGAATATTATATTTTCCAATATTTTTAAAAACCGAATGTGGAATTGTTATACCACATAGTGTTCCTTTATCTAAATCATCAAATTCCAAAACATCATCACCAACAATTACAGTTATTGTTTTAACATCTTCATTTTTTCTAAACATCAATGGAACTCCAACTTTAGAATTTATATTGTATTCTCTAGCATCAGTTTTTAACAATTCAATTTGAGGATTTAAACCAGCACTACCTTGGAATATTTCTTCTGTTTTAATTTCTATCGAATAATTCTTTGTAAGAGTAATATCCAATTCTAATGTTTCACCTGGTTCAGCAACTAAGTTTTGAACTTTTGAATTATCATTTAAATTAATTGAAGTTATTCTATACAATGAAGTATCTGATGAACGAATTGTATATTTAGTTCCATCAACATCTTGATATTCGGTATTTCCAGCATTTGGAAAGAACTCAGCACTTTTATTTCCATTTTTAAGAATACTAACAGGAGACCCCTTACCAGTTATGTTAAACGATACAGTGTATTTAGTTGGTTCTTCTGGTGTATCGGTATCACTTTGTAATTTTCTTAAAGTAAAAGTTAAATCATTATCTGATGTGTTTCTTATAGATTTAGGAGTACCAACTATTTTTCCATTTCTATATAAAGTTAGTACAACATCCTTAGTATTCAAACCTAATGGTTGTTCGATTCTTGGATTGATAATGATAGGAGCCCCATCATCAACCATCTCAATCATATAATATTCTTTAAGGTTCGTATATCCGTTTGCCTTTACTTCAATCTTATATGATTGGTTTGCCAAAGATTCTCTTGTTATTCTAATTTGTTTGCTTGAACCAACAGCCGAATCGGTTCCATTTACTATTGTTTGGAAATTTTTTACATTAGTGGTTGTACTGATGTTAAAAATAAAAAGATTAGATGTTGTATTATTTGGTGGTGTTAGATTTATAGAATCATTATTTAAATAAGTTAAATATGAAGATGTGGATGAACCACCACCAGTTCCTTCACCAGTACCACTACCACCTCCACCAGGTAAAATATTACTATCATCCTGTGTTAAGGTTGTTTGGTCAAAATTTATTTGTTCTATTCTAACTGGCATCTCTTTTTATTTTTTAACTATCTCTACCACTTCTATTTGGCCCACCGCCACCTTGAACTACCTCACCAAGTCTAAAGTTGGGTTTAATTTTACTACCTAAAAGAGTGTTTTCCTTTTTCCGTTCCATCAAACGTCTTAATGGATTTGATTTCTTTGTACTTTTAAGTATGTTGGGTTCACTAAATTTAGGAATTGGAAGTTCGGTTGGAACTTCTTTTTTAATTTCTTTCTCTAATCCAAAATCTTTTTTAGCTTTTTCAATATCGGGCTTTTTCTTAGTAACATTTACCACTGGTCTTTTAGATTCTATAAGTACATCACTTGCTCTTCTTTGTAGAACCTGCCCAACCTTATCGTAACTTTCATCGAATATTGTATCAACTTCAGTTCTTGCTTGTATTGTTCTTGCAGGCAAATATGCATCCACAATTTCAACTATAATTCTTTGAGCAACTTTATATACATCTTCTTTCGAAAATTTCAAAGATGGGTTTGTTGGTCTTTTCTTACCATAGTTTTGTTGGGTTGGTTGTGAATATCTATTACTAAATTCGAATTTCATAGCTTCTGCAAATTTGTTGTAAACTCCAGTCATCAATCTATCAAATCCAGCAATACCAAATTCTGCAACCATTTTATTATACCATTTATCACCATAAATCTTTTTAATAAATGTATCTACTTCGGATGGATTTACAGTTGAAATAAAATTAGAAATATATGGAGTTACATCATCTCTAAAATCTTGCCCAGAAACCATTACATCAAAACGAGTAAGTAAATCGGTTTTCTTAGATACTTCATTAATTATTGGTAATAATTTTACTTCAGTTCTTGATGGTGATATTTCTTTTATCCACATCTTTTCATTTGGAGAATCAAATCCAACTCTTTTGTTTAGGAGTGTAATCTGAGTTTTAAAAATACCATTATTATATCCAGCCTCATTTAATAATCTCTCAGCATCAATAAAATATTCATTTGGAAATTGGAATGCTTGAAATTCGGTTCCATCCGCAATTAAGAAATAATCTTTAATGTTCTCTGAACTAAGAGGAATGTATCTAACCAACTTACCATCTTCACCTTGAGGTAATTGATTATCATTGATATCATAAACGATAAACTCAATCATATCCGAATCCGAAAATCCGAAGAATGATTGTAGAGTACCCTGTTCGAAGATTTGTCTATCCTTCGAAGAGATTCGATACCCTTTGTTTTCGATTATTTCTTTAAATGTTTTAATTGCCATATTACTTTCTTACTTTTCTAAGTTTGGTATTTAATATTACACTTTCACCTGTTGAAAGTTTAACAGTTAATGTACCATCATATTCTTGAGCCTTACCAAGCCACGTAGGACTTCTACCATTAATATTATCTTTGTTTGGAGATAATTCAAATGATTTAGTTTCACCAGCAGAAACAGTAAATGGAGTTCCACCAGTTGGAGATAAGCTATACCAACTACTATCACCACCTTTTTCTAAGGTAACACTAACGGATTCATCCCCACTATTAACAATTTCAAACTTCTGTCCAGCTTGCCAACCTTGCCATCCACCTTTACTTTTCTTTTTAGCAAATCCATAAATATCACCTTTAGCAGGGTCTTTCTGCATACTATTAACAGCCACAGTTTCGTTCAATGCTTCAGCACCAGCAGCTATTTGTGCACTTTGCCCAAATAGTTGTTCTCTTAATGTTGTATTCTCTTGAAGTAATGCTTCATTTCTAGCGGTTAATGATACTCTCTGAATTGCTTCATTAATTGAGTTTTGAATAGCATTTTGTAAATCAACAGTAGATACTGCTATTTGTTCATTTGCAATTGTAGCTTGATTCTGAGAAATATTTGCTCTTAGGATTTCATTATCAGCTTGTACTTTTAAGCTTTCACTAACGATTTCCAATTCAGATATTTGTGCGTTTAAATCGGATACTTCAGTATTTAATCTTTGAACTTCCAATGTTAAATCATCAATTCTCAATAATGCATCATCGTAAATTGATTTAAGTACCATAGCAGGTCCTTCTGGAAACTCTTGTGGTATTAATTCAAATATTCGAGTATCTATTGATTTTTTTAGCTCATCTACATTGTAATTGGGTCTTACTAATTTACCACTAACAATCCCACCATCAATTTCTTTTTCACTTATGTATCCATAGTTTGGGTCATTCTTTACAGTTTGAGGGTCAACTAAATCAAGTTTTCTTTCAACTTTTGTAGCAGGTGGAAGTGGTTGTATAGGTGCTCCTTTTACTAAAGGTCTTTCTGGTCTAGTATCTTTTTTAGAAATTCGCACACCTTTATCATTCTTAGAAGGAAGTGCGGTTGAACCTTTCCTTTTAAGTTGTTCTAAAAGTCTCTCATCTCTTAAACCAGCGTTTTTTTTCATCTTATGCTATTACACTAAATGTATAATCATCATCAAAGAAGTATGAAATCCCATCAACTACTACTTTGAATTCAATTTTATAAACTCTATCAACTTCCCAATTGGATAAATTTAAATTAAAATAGTTACCACTACTATCACAACTTAGTTTTGTGTAATTTCCAAAAGGAACAATTACATCTCCACTATGATAATCTGAGATTTGATAGTATGAAGTTGTTGGTAAGAATTTACTAATACCATATTGCGCAGTTGTTGAGAATGTTTTAATTGGATACAAATCTCTACCAACTACTCTTAACTTTGGTGTTGTATTTACCTTATATTCTTTTTTGAAATTTTTAATTCCAACTTTAATTTCCTCCGATGTTAGTTCAGTCAACGAACCAGTTGCAAAAGATGAATCATCCCAACCTATTCTAACTTTTGGTTGGTGAATTGTATTTGTTTCTTTACTAAAGAATTTTAAAATACCATAATCATTTGTATCGGTTTCAGATGAGAATGGTAATTTTACAATAATACCATCGTTTACAATTGAACCACTAAGCCAAGACTTAACAATATCCTTAACATCCATATTTACATCTTTACTCAAATATTCAAAATTTTGAGTAGCAGATGTACCATAATAAAATGTACCACCTTTACCTTCATATGAACCAGTGGATACATCACTAAATTCGGCAGTTTGTAACCATCTTAGAGTGGTATCACCTTCTCTATTATTCCAAGTTACACCACCTGTTGTAATATCATCAAAACGAGTACCTTTCCCCATTTCCCAACTTTGTGAAATAGGATATGCCTCCAAAGTAAATGATAATGGAAGTTCTTCAGAATCGGTTTCCTTTAAAATTAATCTAGCTTCATCCAAACGAACATCACCATCAGAAATACTTTGAGATACTCCAGCTAATTCAAATTTAAGAAGAGCTCTGGATACATCTTTGATGTTACCATAATAAACTTTACTTACCTCCAATACTTCATCTAAACCACAATTTTGGTCAGGTTGTTGTAAGTAAACCGATGCATCTTTTGATGCTGTGAGGAAATAGTATGCCATTATCTTGCTCTCCCTTTAATATCCGCATTTGGAAACTTAACTTCAAAAACCGATGGGTCTAAAGATGGATATAAAATCTTATCTTTAATCGCCTTTTCTATATTATATGAATTTGGTGAATATCTACCACCGCACTTATTTACAATTTCTAATTTTGGAACTGAACTTACACCATCTACATTTGCCACAATTAATTCTAATTCGGAAAGATTGATTGTGTTATTGAAAGTCCAATTATCTATATTAAAGTAATCTTTTAACTCTTGAATACATTCAGCAACTACTTCAGATTTATTATAATTTTGCATTGTAATTATTTCAAAATTAACTCCAATATTAATAATAAACCCATCATTAATATTAACACCATCGGTTAATATTTTATATTCGTTTAAATATGTTTTTATATTTTCCTTTATTGCTCTGTTTAATGTAGAAAGTTTACCATCAGAATCATATCCTAACAAATACAAATTGATTGCAAATGGATTATTCTTTTCATTATCATTTGAAGTCTTACCAATCAAGAATTTTTGAATTTCATCCTGAACAGTCCTTTTATTTGGTTCTTCCGAATCCGGTTTATCAACAAAACTCATTACTAAATCAGTAAATTCTTGCAAAGCTTTTGGTGAACTTAAAATAGATGATGGTGAGTTATTATCCAATGTACCATCTGCGGTAGCGTATGCTTTTGCAACCGAACCAAACTTAGTTGGCATTGATAATGCTCTTACCTGATAATCTTTTGCAGTTACTGCTCTATTCTGAGAACCAAAGTTTGCTAAAGCGTTCTGTCTAATTTCTTCAATCGTATCACCACCTTTACCACCAGTTGCAGGAACTTCGTTATCTACTGCTAATGAATTTTTAGTTGAATTGTAAATTGCTAATTGGGTTGGTGTTAATAATTGAGTATCTTCTTCGTACTGAACTGATTTTATTTTTGTAATAGTTCCTTTAGCTACATTGGATTCCACTCCACCACCTACTAAATATTTTATAGTAAGTGTTGTGTTTGAAGGAGATGTTCCATATGTTTTTGTTTTTAAAAAGTTTGTTGGGTCAAATGATGCTTCTAATTTAGAAATAGAATTTGGTAACCCCAAACCAACATTTTTAACCGATGGAATTAAAGTCTCATCACTAGCCGTTGGGTCTCCAGCACCAAATTGAATTGTAGTTGTGCTATCACCATTTACTTTTTTAGTAAATCGTTTTGGTGTTTTTAATGTGTTTAGAATATATGGAACAGTCGATTTAAACTGATAAAGGTCTGGGTCATTTGATTCGGTATTTGGATAATCCACAAATACCAACTCTTGAGCTAAATATGGAACTTCATACCATTTGTTACCACCGGTGTCTCTAATATCATATATATCTATAATGTTTGTATCATTTAGTGTAATAGTTCTAAATGCCTCATATGCACCAAATTCAAATTCTTGAGTTACAACTTCTGCAGAAATTGCATTTACTTTTTTCTTAACCAAATAAAATGTTATTTCTCCAGTGTTTGTATCTGTCTGATAAACAGTTATTTCTCTATTGGTGGAATCTTTAAAATCTAAAACATCTTGTGTTATAAAAGATACTCCATTACTAGATTCAATCTGCATACCTTCTTTGATTGTAAGTAGGTAAGTTTCATCATAGGTGTTATTTGCACCAGTACCAGTTGCAGGAACTAATTGATAAACAGATAATGTAGTTACTGATGGAGATGTTACCTTTGGTTTGTATCCCAAATATTGTGAAAGTGCTATAACATTTTCAATATCTTCCGCATGAACCATTAATGATTCTTTTAAAGTATCATCAATGTAGTATGAAAGTGAATCACCAACATAGGATGCCATTTCAATGAACATCATACCCGGAGATGATTCGTTAAAATCGGAATAAGTTGTTGGGAAATAAGTTTTAGCAAACTCAATTAGATTTCCTCTAAATTGAGTAAAATCTTTATTAAGGTACTTTATATCCTTACCTCTATTCTTAAAGTTCTTTGTTGTTTTTGTAATTGCCATATCTTATTATCCCTGAACTGTGAATGTTAGAGTTTCTAAATTAATATCATCTCCTATTCTAAATTTAATTGAAACATTCAATCTATTACTATCTCTCAACTCATCAGTTGATTCGATATCAATTTCTTCCGCTGTAACATAAGGTAACCATTGTTCTAAACTCTCATTTATTGTATCTTCTATTTTACCTTCCAAATCATTTACATTTGGTTCAAACAATAATGATTGTAAACCACTTCCAAAATCGGGTTGTAATACTCTTTCACCTCTTTTTGTTAAAAGTAAATTCTTAATATTAGATTTTACCTGTTCGTTTGTTAGATAAGATTGTTCAAATGTATTATTTCCAAAAGTCAATGGTAAAGTTATACCAATAGCATAATCACTATAAGTTGGTGTATCTTTTACTATTTTTGAACTTAATCTAACTGCCATAATTCATTAATCCATACCAGGTCTCCAAGGACCTTTCTTTTTATCTAATGCCTTCATCAAACCACTATAATCTCTATTGAGTGCTTTATCCAATGCAGGATTTCCAGTTTGAACACCTAACCCTTGCTTTGGTGCCATATCACCATAACCCATTTGTTGTGCTATATTTTGTTGCCCTAATGTATGTACTGAGTTTGAATTAAAATTCAATGTATTGGATGATACTTCGGTTGGTGCTCCAGCATAAGATGGAACCCCAGTTGCATTTCTTTGTTGTGAGCTAAATGGTTGTGTATTATTTAGTATCTCATTAATAGTTGGATTAGAGCTAAATTGTCTTTGTGGTTGAACTTGTTGTTCTACCATAGGTTCATTATCCATAAATGTAGGTTGAGATGGGGTTTTTGGTTTCATAGCTTCTCTTAATTGTTTGTTTTCTTTCAACAATTTAGCCATTTCTCTCTTAACTCCTTCCTTAACTAATTTAGGGAGAACTTCTTTTATTTCTTCTTTTACAATAATTTGTATTGCTTTTACTAATTTATCAGTATCCATTGTTAAAATGTTTTCCTTTCTCTATAAATATTTGTTTTGGGTTTTTTTAATTTTTAACCACACTTAGTACCACCCATCTCTAATTGTTGTTTAAAATCTTTCATTATTTCTTCCGATTCTATTGGGTCTATGACATCTCTCGGAATAGTTGTATTGATTATATTATCTAATGATGTATCACCATCTAATATGTTAGTTTGGTCAGTAGCTTGGTCAGTAGCTTGGTCAGTAGCTTGGTCAGTAGCTTGGTCAGTAGGTTGGTCAGTTAAACCATTTGATGAAAGTATAAAACCATCGGTACCATCAGGTTGATTTATAACAGGTGGTTCTGAACCATTTTGTGATGGGAAGTTAATATTTGGTATTGGAATCACCGGTGGTATTAAATATCCGGTCCAATTTATAATACCAGGACCAGGAACAGGGGTAGGTGCCGATGGATATAATGATGTTGTTTGTATAATTCCACCAACAGAAAATAAATGAACTACTGCGGCTAGAATGAACATATTAACCATTGTTTCTTGCTTTCTAGCAGGTTTAAGTGGTGGATATATTGGCCAAGTTCCAGGGTTAAGAGCAATATTTGAAGTTACTGATATATTTTGTATAGAACCGGGAGATGGTATTAATGGAATTGGGAATGGATTCATTTGTGCACCAGTCCAATATGCTTTTACACCATTACCAAATTCATTTACTAATGAAAAATCTACACCAGGTGGAGTTGCTAATCCTTTTAATAATGCAACTCTGAATAGTGTTTTCATTATTTCCACATTACCCGTTTGAACTGATTCTAAGTTAATAAAATCCTTTCCCCTTTTTATACAAGCATCATATTCTTCTGCCCAAATAGTTGCTACCTCATTTATATTAATAGATGGATTACTTATTGGGTTCGTTTTTCTTAATATGTTTATTTTGAAGAGTGACCAAGACATTTTAAATTAAATTAGTTGGATTTGGAATGTTTGGTAAACTTGGTGGCTGGGGTAAGTTTGGAACCTCGGGTAATTTTGGAGGGTCTGGTAACGATGGAATTTCAGGAACCGCAGGTGGTTTCGGTAAATTCTTTTTCTTTTTTGGATTTTCTTCCTTTTGTTTTTTTCTAAATTTAGGAACAGGTGGAAGAGTTGGAAGTGGAAGTTTAGGTAATTTAGGTAATTTGGGCGCTTCGGGTATTTTTGGTACTTCAGGTACTTTTGGTAATTCAGTTGGTACTGATTTTGCCAAATCCCCAACTTTACCAGTTACATTGGATACATCACTTACAATTTTTGTTGCAGCGGCTGCACCAGCTGCTACTCCAGCCGCTTTACCTACACCATCTTTTATATTATCTAATGCTGCCATTATTTTATTTGTACATTATTACTCAACATTGAGTTTAATTTTGATTTTAATGCCGAAAACTGAGCCACATTTGTTGGACCAGGTGAAGTTGGACCGGCTGGTGTTACATATATTTGTTGAACGATTAAATCTAACATTTCACCCAACAATGCTACTAAGGTTTCACCTTTTGGAGCTGCTTCTAACTCCCCATCGGTTCCTAAAAATATCGTACCATTTCCAATATCAATGTTAAAATCCTTATCCTTTGTATCAACAAAAATACTAGCGTCAGTTGTTAAATTAATTCCACCAGTTGCATCAATTGAGAATTGACCATCGGTAATAAATCCAGCATCTTTTTTAGATGCAAATATCATTTCAGCAGTTCTTGCTGAAAATATCAATCTATCAGAATTTAGTAGTATCTGATTTCCTTTTAATTCATTTGGATAATTTAAAAAGGATTCTTTTGTATTTTGTACTGGAAGTGTGTAGTTAAGTAATCGTTCTCCACTACTCAAACATATGATACCACCATCTTTATTAATATCTTCTTCGGTACTTTTACCCACACCCGATGATAGTGATTCTCCATTTTCACCATTTCTAATTATAACACTTGGAGAAAATACATTATCGCCATTATTGTAACCACTAAATCTAATTGATTGACCAAATCTACTTTCAATTAAATTATCACCTTCATAAAGTTTTAATTTATGAATTTCTAATTGTGGTTCGAAATAATTACCATATCTCTCCAAATCGGAATTATCACCACTATTTGATGTTTTTGTAATTCCAGTAGATTGTACTTTATTGTATTCTTTAGCAGATGATGTAGATACCGCTTTTTCTTTTTGTTGAGCTGCCGTTATTTCACCAGTACCGGTATTAATATTTGGAGTAGGTGAAGATATTATTCTCTGATAATTAAATCCACCTCCTTCAGAATTTATAACTCTTACAGTTTCGTTTATGGTAGGTAAAGATACATTTGTCTTATCATATGGTAAAGCTAACGATAATGCCTCATCTTTTTTATTAGCACTATCATTTAATCTAAATTGAACTGCACCAATATATTTTGTTCGTATTCCTTCTGGAATTTCTAAATCTTTAAGAATATCATCATCTACATCTAATATAACTTTATAGACAATACCCATCGCTGTTTTATCCTTACTACGATGGAATCCTCTTTGATTAGATTGTACATTACGATTTCTATCTCCAAACATACTATTTACTTATTTTTTGTTTGATTTCTTCAACTTCATTTTCAATCGAATCCATTCTCTGAACTTCATCTTGTACTTGTTCGATTTCAGCCAAAAGTTGTTCTCTTTCAGCTTCAGTAAGGAATCCACTATCACCTTCACTTTTGTTATTTGCTAACATGATTCTTTGAGCGATGGTTGCCAATTTAACTAATTGGTCATCATTACGAACGGATGTATCAATTAAATCTTTGATAACAGGACCTAATACAGCCATATCACCAGCATGTCTAATACTCTTTCTGAGTTCGTGAATAATCTCAGAAATATGTTTCTTTTTGTTGATTTGGTTATTGTAAATGTCCTCAAACAACCCACTAAGGTTTTTGCCTGGGAATAATTCAAAATCTGCTGACATAATTAGTTTATCAATATTTGTTCAATATATAAATATCAATAAACAAAAAAGTAAGGGGGTGGGTTATTTACCCTGCCCCCTATAAGCTTTCTTATAATGTTTAGATTTTTTATGGGAAGAT